ATTTTAGAAAACAATACGCAGGTATTAATATGAGATATGATGCATCTAAAAATAAATTCATTACACCACAACCTTATGAATCTTGGTCTTTAGATGGTAGTGATGATTGGCAAGCACCAATTACATACCCATCAGTTACATCTGGATCTGGTTTTACTTACTTGATTAGATGGAATGAGACTAAATATAAAGCTGATAATAACACAGGTTGGGAAGCAACTAAATCTAATGACACAGCAGATACACCTACAGTTTACGATTGGAACGGATCGGCTTGGACATCTTAATAGGAGACTAATAAATGCCTAGAACTAATGGTGGAATCATTGGTAAAAGAAACATAACTTCTTTTGGGAAGTCTACTCAAACTGTTAGAACATCAAGCACGCCTAGTGTATCTTTACAACCAGGAACTAGATTAATTAAAACTTTAATAGTCGCTGGAGGTGCAGGTGGAAGAGATGTAACTAATGATTTTAATACAAGAGCATCTGGTGCTGGTGGAGCAGGTGGTTTAAGAAATTTAGAGATAGCTGCCAAATGTGCAACTGGAGCAATAACTGTTGGAGGAGGTGGTTCTCAATATACAAATGGATCTAATTCATCTATTGTTGCTTGTGGAGTAACTTATACTTCTACAGGTGGAGGAAGAGGTGCAAGATATCCTGGATCAGCACCAGGAGGTTTTACATCTAGTCCAGGTGGCTCTGGTGGAGGATCTGGAAACTATCCACCTGGTGATAAAGGTTGTGGTAACGCAGGAAGTTATGATCCACCTGAAGGAAACCCTGGAGGAACTGGAGCTGATGCTTCACCTGCATTTGGAGCAGGTGGCGGTGGTGGAGCTAGTGCTGCAGGATCTAATGGATCAAGTTCAAGTGGTGGTAATGGTGGTGCTGGTTTAGATGTAAGTCCTGATTATCCAGGTGCACCTAATAGTGCTGTATATGCTGGTGGAGGTGGCGGTGGGGGAAACCCTGCAGGAGCTGGTTCTGGTGGCCCTGGTGGTGGCGGTAATGGCGGAGCAGGAGCAGCAGGAAGTAATGGAACTACAAACACTGGAGGCGGTGGAGGCGGTGCAGGTAATACTGGAAGTAATCCAGGAACTGCTCGTGATGGCGGAGCTGGTGGTTCAGGAATAGTTATAATAAAAGAATTAAGTAAAGCAAGTGGTGTATGGAATTTAAGAAGTCATTTAAAAGTATTACAACAAGGTTTATGGCCTAGAGTTTTAGTAACACCTTTTAACGCAAACATGCTAGTAATAGCAGGTGGCGGAGGTGGAGGTGTTAGAAGAGGAGCTGGAGGTGGAGCTGGTGGTTATAGATTTAATACTTCATACCCTTTATCAGTAAACACAACTTTTCCAGTTACGATTGGAGCTGGTGGAAATGGAGCACCAAAAAGTTGTACTGGGCCAGGAGCTCAAGGATCTAATGGTGCTGTATCTACATTTAACCCTGGAAGTGCTTTAACCTCTGCAGGAGGTGGAGGTGGAGGTGGACAAGTTGTACCTCAACCTGGAACTGGAGTAGGACAAGGTTTATCTGGAGGTTCTGGTGGTGGAGGTTTACCTGTAGGAGCTGGTAATACTCCCCCTACAAGCCCTTCTCAAGGTAATCCTGGTGGATTATCAACCCCTTGTTCTCAACAAAGACTCGGTGGAGGTGGAGGTGGTGCTGGCGGTGCTGGCGGTGCTGCATCACCCCCTAGTTGTTCACCTAGAACTGCAGGTAATGGAGGAGCAGGATCTTCTGCTTGGCCAGGAGACTGTACGCTAAGAGCTGGTGGTGGTGGTGGAGGTGCTTTTCCACCTCATGGACTTGGAACAGGTGGCCCTGGTGGTGGAGGTCAAGGTGGAAGTGGTTATGGTGGTGATGGTGCTAATGGATGTGCAGCTACTGGTGGAGGTGGCGGTGGTGGTGCTGGTACTTGTGGTGGTGGAGGTGCTGGTAATGGTGGTTCTGGAACAGTTATAGTAAAGATTCCAGCTGCTGGTGCACCTGCAGTTAGTGTAACTCCAGGAACAAATTCATATGTTATTTCAGGTGGAATAGGAACAGCAACATTTACAGTAAGTGGAACTCTTGTTGTAGCAGATTAAATTAATACCCCTTGACAATTTATAAAAACAACAGTATAATATAAGGGATATGAATTTAACAAATTATTATTGGTATTTCCAACGTGCAATACCAGAAAGAATATGTGATGATATTGTACGATATGGAAAATCATTACAAGACGAAATGGCGGTTACTGGAGGTTATGGTAATAGACCATTAAGTAAAAAAGAAACAAAAGATTTAAAAAAGAAAAGAAATTCTGATATTGTTTGGATGAATGATAGATGGGTTTATAAAGAAATACAACCATACGTTCATCAAGCAAATCAAAGTGCAGGTTGGAATTTTGAATGGGATTGGTCTGAATCTTGTCAGTTTACAAAATATACTAAAGGTCAATTTTATGATTGGCATTGTGATAGTTGGGATCAAACTTATGTTAGAGAAAATATCAACGATCCATCACATGGTAAAATTAGAAAGTTATCTGTAACAGTTACACTATCAGATCCAGAAGAATATAAAGGTGGTGAATTAGAATTTGATTTTAGAAACTTAGATCCTGATAAAAAAAGAAAACCTGTAAAGTGTAAAGAAATATTACCTAAAGGAAGTTTAGTAGTATTCCCCTCGTTTGTATGGCATAGAGTATGCCCAGTAAAAAAAGGCTCAAGACATAGTTTAGTTATATGGAATCTTGGATGGCCATTTAGATAAGGAGAATATGAAAAAGAAAAAAACTAAAAAGTTAAAAACAGAATTACAATTTCCAAAACAATTAACTAGAGAAAATTTATTTTATTCTCCAATATGGTATGGTGATGAACCAGGATTTGTAAATGAATTAAATAATGCATCTGATAAATATATTGAAGATTCTAAAAAAATTTTAAAAAAAACAATAGATAAAAGAAATAAAAAGTTTGGAAACAAAGGAGACATGGGTAACGTGTTTCATTCAACATCATTATTAGGTGATCCTAAGTTTAAAAAGTTACAAGATTATATAGGTGCAACATCACATAATTTGTTAATTGAAATGGGATTTGATTTAACAAATTATACAGTATTTATTACAGAAATGTGGGTGCAAGAGTTTGCTAAAAGAGGTGGAGGCCATCATACATTACATACACATTGGAATGGGCATATCTCTGGTTTTTATTTTTTAAAAGCAAGTGAAGCTACATCAATGCCATTGTTTGAAGATCCAAGACCAGGTAATATTATGAATCTTTTACCAGAAGCAGATAAAACAAAAGTAACTTATGCATCATCGGCAATACATTATAAAGTTCAACCAGGAAAAACTATGTTCTTTCCTTCATACATGCCACATCAATATGTTGTAGACATGGGATATGAACCATTTAGATTTATACATTGGAACTGTCAGGCAATACCTAATAGTGTTTTAAATGTCAAAGCCTAACGATAATATGAAAAAAGCTGTAATACAAGCTACCCTCGAAACTAATACTGTAAAAAATAAACCAGACTATATTAAAAATTTTATACAGTCAAATAAAAAATTAAAGGGGAAAAATATTATTAAAAATGTCGTTTCAAAAAAATAAATATATAGTAATTAAAAAGGCAATATCAAAAGAATTAGCAGACTTTGTTTATAAATATTTTTGTAACAAAAGAAATGTAGCAAGATTTTTATTTGATCAAAAATATATATCACCATATACAGAATACTTTGGAGTATGGAATGATCACCAAGTGCCAAATAGTTATTCTCATTATAGTGACATTGCAATGGAAACTTTACTACAAGAAGTAAAACCTGTAATGGAAAAACAAACAAAATTAAAATTAAGTGAAACATATTCTTACGCTAGAATATATAAAAAAGGAGATGTATTAGCAAGACATAAAGATAGATACTCTTGTGAAATATCTACAACTTTAAATCTTGGGGGTGACCCTTGGCCAATATACCTAGATCCAACTGGTAAAACAGGACAAGCTGGTATTAAAGTAGATTTAGAACCAGGTGATATGTTAGTATATTCTGGATGTGATTTAGAACATTGGCGAGAAGAATTTAAAGGTAAAGATTGTGGTCAAGTATTTTTGCATTATAATAAAGCAAAATCAAAAACTGCAAAAGAAAATCAATTTGATAAAAGACCTTTTATAGGTTTACCAGCATGGTACAAAGGTTTTAAAATAAACAATGGCAAAAAAATTTAAATCGTTTGAAGAAAGGCCAAGGCCTAAAAGACGACCACGAGTACATAAGAAATCAAAAAATAAACAGGAGAAGCGTAGCTTCAAAAAATATAATAGACAGGGGAGATAATGGTAGCAACAATACAGCCAACAAATCAAAAGTTAATAGATGCACCTAATACTATGACTTTACCAGAAGGTGCATTACAGCCAACTACAACAGAACAAGCTGGTAGTCGTAAGGTTATTTCTGTAATTGATACATTATTAAATACACCAACATTACCTACAGGTACTCAAGTAACACCTGCATTGCAAACTATACAGACAGGTGAAGCTATGGCTACACCAGGATTACAAGGTCAAGTAGTGGCTGCTACCCCAACAGCTGGAACTGTACCTACGATTACTCCTACAACTGTACCA